CGAAGGTCTTGAACTGCAGGATGAGCTTGCCGAGTTCGGAGGACATAAAAAGCGGGGTGTCTCCCGCTCCGGGGCGCAATGTCACTCCGTGCGCTTCCTTCAGCACCGCAGATTCAAAGGCCGCGGCGGCTTTCTGGTCCGTCCACTGGTCCGTCATGCCGAACCGCAACCCATTCACGTTCTGATGAAACTGACTCTGGGCCGCAAAGCGCCGGAGCATCGATTCGTCAATACCGGCGGCGGCCAACCGCGCAGCACGGTCCGCGCCGATCCCCTGGCCGCTCGCGACTCGCTCAGATGCACGGATCAACTCATCCTGAGCGAGCGTTGAGGTGAGAGCTTGTACGGCGGTGATGAGGGGGGTTTCCCCGGTGCCGATCGTGAACGCCCGGGTGACTTTCGCCATCACCCGCTGTTCGGCGAACTGGCTGTGCGAGCCGTAGTCCCCCAGCACGGAGGCGGTGACGTTCATCACCATATCCAGCGCGGCCCCCATGCGCTTGGCTTCCCCACGGGCGAGGTTCATCGCCGCACCGCTGGAGAGCACTTTGCCGATGGCGCTGAAAGTGTTGCCCATCCCGTAGCGCATGATGGTGTTGGCGAGATCCGGGAAATGCGCCAGTGTTGCAGCCCCGAGCAACCGCAACGCGTTATCCGAACGCAGCATCCGTCCGGCACGGATCCAGAAAGACCCCGGATCCTTGGGCGCCCCGAAGGTGCCGTAGAGTCGATCCCGGATGGCGGAAAGGTCCCGCACGACAGCATCGCGTTGCTTCATCAGCGGCGCGGGATCCTTTCCCTGTACCTTCGCCTGCTCCATCAGACGCGCGTATTCGTCGTTGATCGTATCGAGCTGATCCTTCATGTCCCGCGTACCGAAGCGCTCGGTGAACTCCACCTCAGGCGCCATCGACCGCAGGTAGCTGTGCGAGAGGTGATCAATGTCCGAATTCAGGAACGGCTCAAGCAACTTGTCCGGGAGAGTGAGCGTGCGCTCCTGGAGCCGGCCGGACATGGGGACGCCGTTCTCTTCCATGGCGTGCCAGTCCATCGTGCCGCGTTCGCTTCCCAGCACATTGCGCGTCACCTTGTGGGCGATGTCCCGGGCTTCGGCGATATCCACCCCTTGGGCGTGAAAGCCTTCCGTGAGGGTGTCCAGCCACTTCGGCAGGTTCTCCCGGATCGCGCGCGCGTCGTACTGGCGGGTGAGATAGGAATCCGCGCCCTGTGCCTGCACCTCTTCCGGCAACAGCCCGAGCTTCTGTGCGCGGGCCTTCAACGGATCGAACACGATGCGACGGGTGTCCTTGGCCGCTTGCGCGATCTCAGGCACCTCGTGAGCATCCCCGCGGCGCATTGCGCGGGAGACTTCCTGACCGAACTCCCGTCGCCCCATCGGACTTTGTCCGGTGCCGGTCATACGCTCCCGGTACGCGCGGTACTGTTTGGCTCGGGCCTGCAAGCCCTGCCACCACACGCCCTCCTGCTTCCACAGCGCACGCTCGATCGGTTGGGGAGTGGGGATTCCTTGGCGGTTCTTCTCCAGCATCTCCGGCGTGTTGGCGAGTTCCTGGACCAGCTTTCGAGCCTCCAGGCTGTCAGAGGTCAGCACCCGCAATCCCGGTGCCACGCGGCCCACAGGGCCTTCTGCAAGAGTTCGGGCGCCGCGCGCGATGCGCTCCTGCTCAAGATCAGACCGTGCGACGGCGGCGGCGCCCGCGGTAGATTCGGCGTTCGGGTTGATGTGCTCTTCGGTGGAGGAGACACTGGCCTCTTGCGGTTCGACGGGCTTTTGGAACTCCTCCAGCGCTTTCTGGGCTTCGCCGGCCTTGGAGACTTCATCGCGAATGCCCTGGAGAGACTCTTCGGCCGCTGCGCGCTCCTCCGGCGTGGCGGCTTTCGCGACCGCCGCTCTACCCTCTTCCAGTCGCTGGGCGACTTGTGCCAGATTAACCTCCGGAACAGCAGCCTTGAGTCGCGCCTCTTCCGTCAGCTGGTCGGACTGCTGTTTCAGCGCGGCGAGTGCTTCCGCGTGCTCCGGATGGTCGGAAGGCAGCGAGGTATCAAGCACGCTTCTCTGCTCCGGGCCTAGCACCTTGTCGCCGCCGGTTTCGCTGTGCAGCTCGGTCGACAGCCGCCCCCCGAGGGAATCCGCCGTGCGTACCGGAACATGGGGACGAATCGCCGCTCCCAGAATCCCGCCCATCACCGCGCTGCCGGCGATGTTGAAGGCCGACTCCTGAGGCGTGCGCGTGAGGGTCAGTTCCTGTTGCAATCCCTCCTGCACCGCAGAAGTTCCGCCACCGATGAGCGCGAGCTTTCCGGCTTGAGCGAGACGAGTCTCTCCCCCTCCGGGTAAGGCCATACTGGCCAGCGTAAGAGGATCGGTGAGACCTGCGGCCATGCTAGCGGCGAATCCCCACTTGCCGGCCTTGGCGATCGTGTTCTTGTCGTTCAGCTCCGCATCGATGCGGTTCTTCGTGTAGGTGATCTGCTCCGGGGAATCGGCATCCAGGAACCGATCCGCATATCCCTCATAGCCCTTGGGGATGGACGCCCCCGCATCAAACTCCGGCACCGCCTTCGTGTCGGGCATCGACGGACCGGAAATGCGATCGTAGAGCGTGCCTGCGATATTCGACTGCCGCTCGGCGGCGGCGAGCACGTCCATCGCCCCCGGGGACTGCGCGGGGGTTTCTGTGGGAGTTTGGGGGAACCGCGCGACCGCTCCCAGCTCGCTCGCTTCTGCGCCGGCGATGAGCGGCATTTACGGGCTCCCCCAGGCGTCTTGACGGGACTCGGCCGCGTGTACGGCTTCCGCTTCCTCTTCGGTCTTTTTCGCCTGCAGGGCCTTGTCGATGAGCTTCTGCCGCTCCTCGCCCTTCACGCGCTCATAACCTTCCTTCGTCACCGGAAGCTGGTAGACCAATGGATTGCCGCTTTTGTCGCGCATCACCTCCAGCAGCCCGTTCTTGTCGGGCGCCTCGAGATTCCACTGCGAGCCCTGCGTGCGCGCGGTTCTCTGCGGGTCCATCACCAAGCGCACAGTGGAAGGATCCAACCCCTGGCGGTCTTTGAGCGCAGCCGCGATATCCTCACGGACCACCTGCGGGGTGAGCCCGGGGAACATCGACTCCGGTGCGTAAGCCATGATCTCGCGCTTGCCATTCACCTCGGAGACGCCCCAGGTGTGGGTCAGATCGCGCGTAGCGAGATCGCGCGCCTGTTTCAGATCCCCGCCCGTGTAGCGGTAGTAGTCTTTCGTGAGCGCATCGAACTCGCTCTGCATCGCGGTCGGCACCTGGGGAACGCTGGAGAAGAATCCGGGCTTGAAGTGCTCGTCCGAGGACAGCCGCGACTGCAGCGCGTTCTGCTGGGTCGCAAAGCCTTTCGGTCCGGCGCCGACCAACTGCGTCCAGCGCTCCTCGAGCGCCTTGTTATCGCTCTGCGCGTTCTTTCGGGCCATGTCCACGGCAATGGCCGGATCCGTCCCCGCGCGCACAGCCTCATTGATGACCCCCGCAATGGCCTTGGTTTTGGGGTCGAGCGCGTACGCCATCGAGCGCGGATTGGTGGAGTCCAGCCGATCGATCATGTCAGCCGCTGCTGCGGCAGATTTGGGATCACCTCCCACGAGTGAGGTTCGCGCCCAGGACAGCGCCGGCTCTGGCGCCACGCCGACCTTCGCGGTCACATCGGTAGCGCGGTTCACGTAGTCAGGCGACCCGGGCGTGGAGTCCTGAGTGAGCGAGGTAAAGAGCAACCCGACCCCTTTCTTCACCTCCGGGTGCTCTGAGTCCAGGGGCGTGCCGGACTCATACGCTTGTCTGGCCCCCTCCAGGGACAGTCCCTTTTTCGCCGCCTCTCGCTCGGAGCGCTCGATACCCCCCATCACGGAGGCGAGTTCGGTGGGGTTGAGCGCGCCTTTCTCGTAGAGATTCCAGGCAGAGGCCTTGTCCTGGGGACCCGCGGTTTCCGCCCCGATGTTCTCCTCGAGCTGCGACACCTGGCTGGCGAACTGCTCCCGGCGCTGCGCGCGCAGCTGATTGACCTGGCCGTTCACCTTGGCGCGGATCGGGTCCTTGAGTTCCGCCGGGATCGAATCATCCTTGTCGATCGCGGCGAGGGCCTTCACGCCCGCCGTCGTGCCCTGGTTCTGGTAGACGGCCTGAATCCCTTGCGCCCGTTGGTCGACGTACTGCGCACTTGCCCGCTGGCGCACGCTCTCGCGTTGCTGGTCGGTGAGCCCCTTGAGGGCATCCGGGGCAGTATCGGGATTGTTCAGCCCGTCGAGCACGGCCTTAGGATTCTGCCGCGCCAGCCCATTCGCCGCAGCTTCCGATAGCTGCGCATGCATTTGACGCGCGAACAGCAAACGCTGGGAAGGATCTGCACCGGTGGCGTTGATCTGGTCCATGAGCGTTGAGCCGACCTGATCGGCGAGCTCCGGATGGGCTTCCACCACCGGGAGCTGCGCGTTCAGATTCTTCAGAATCGAGTCATTGCGGTAGGCCACGCGCTGGGTGGCTTCCCATTCCATGGAGTGCGTGGCGAGCGTGTCGCGCAAATCCCGCAAGCCCTTCTCCATCATCTTGCTGGCAAACGGATTGGTGCTCGCCTGATCGATGACCGGAGCGGATTGCTTATCGAACGTGGCTAGGTACTTCGCCGTGAAGTCCCCCGGGTCTTGACCGGCGGGAACTTGGGCCTTCATGTCCTCCAGGTTCTTGACCGCCTGCACCCGAAGGTTCCCCAGCTGATCCCCCGCCCACGTGGCTGAATCCGCCTGGTACTTCTGGTTGATGACATCCCCGAAACGCTCTAACGCCCCGCCGATCGGGGAGGGTCCGCGAAACTGGGGGGTGATCTTTCGCGGGAACTCCTCGGGCATCACCCGCGGCTCATAGACCTCCTCATCCGGTACGCCACGGGCCATTTACGGCGGCCCCATGGTCTGGATGTTGCCGCCGAGCGCGGAAGGCGCTTCAGCATTCGTCCCCGCCGCGCGGGCGGCAGATTTCGGCGCAAAGGAATAGTTCGGTCCCAAGCCCTTCAGTAAGGCTCCCCCCGCTAGGAGACCGCCGGCCACGGCCGCCTGCGTGCCTTCGCTTCTATCGATCGAGGCCTGTGCACCGTATCCCCAGCCGGTGATCGCCCCGCGGTAGCGGGTGTTGAGCGCATCCAGTTCCTGGTTCACCGCCGACTGATCGAGCGCATTCTCGCTCGCGCCGCCATACCCCACGCCGGCCGCCCCGAACGCCGCGGACTCCCGCCCGAGTGCCTCGCGGGAGCTGCGACGAACCATGTTCGCCTGCGCGTTGCCCTGGTTGACCGCGATCGCCTGCTGCTGAGTGTCGACTGCGGCGTTGTACTTCGCGGTCTGATTGGCCTGAATGCCCTGGTACGCAGCTCCGGCGGCGGCGAGGTAAGGGGCGGCGGCTAGGAAGGCCATACGCGCGCGTACCGCAAGTGATCTTCACCCCCCGGCCCGAAACTTCGCATGCGCCCCTCGAATTCAAACCCCAGCAACGTGAGCCACCGGCATCCGGCCGGAAAGCCTGATTCCACCGTGGCCTCCACTCGCCGCCACGGCTCGATTTCCAAAAACCGCCGGGTTGCCCGGTGCAACCACACCATGTGACGACCCGCATCGTGGGAGAGCAGCGCCCAGAGCAAGCCCATCCTCGGGCCTGTTGGAATGACGCCCCCGCACAGCACAATGTGCTCACCCTCCCGAGCAGTCATCGACAGCCCCGGCGGTTTTTGCACGCTGGCATAACTGGCGGGCACATACGAGACCTCCCGCACCTGAGAGGGCTGCACGCCCTGCTGAATGAGACGTTCCACGTGGAACGGTTGGAAAGGCTCGACAATCACTGCGACTCCTCCACCTTGTAACTCGGAAAGAGTCCGACAACGGTCATCGGGAAAGGATCGTTCTGCTGCACGAGCATGTAAAAGTCGCGCTGGTCCTGATCGGAAGCGGCTTGGGCGGGGAAACTCGTCGGGAAATCCCCCGACTGGATCGGAGGCGGGGAGTCCAGCGGTGTGGTGGTGTCGTTGTAGCGGATGTACTCGGTGTTCTGCAGCGTGAGGGCGGTCAGTCCGAGTGGGTCCTGATAGAGCTGGGTTTGCGCGTTGATGTTGGAGAGCTGACCGACGACTCCACCCAGGGAGTCCACCAGACGCACCACGAGATTCGCGCCCTGCTTCAACTTTCCCTGAGCAGTGCCCACATCCGCGCCGCCTTCCGGACGCATCGGAACGAGATTCCCCTGATAGGGAAGTCCCACCGTCACCGTAGTGAAGGCCCCGGCGATCGTGATCGTGCCACTCGCAGGAACCACTTGCGGAGGCTGCTTGCCGCCATCGGCCAGAATGCCTACCGTCTGACCTTGCAGATACGAAAGGCCCGTCACGGTCGTTGTGGTGGCACCGGGGGCGGGTGCAGAGACCGACTGCGCCGCGCAATCCAGATACCAGGCAGAGGCCTGCGGATCCCCCGCATAACCCGCCTGCGGCCCCTCGTAGTGCTTCACTAGGTACTCGACGTACCGGGCGGTGACACCGTTGATGGTTCGGTTGACGATCAGCCACAGCTCATCCCGCAACCCGTCCGGCGCTGGGATCACCGCGATACTCTCCACCGAGCCGTTACCCCCGAGATTGTGACGACACCACGCGGTGACGTTGTCCTCGCGGTTGAAGGTGTAGGAGAGCAGCGTTCCATCGGTTCGCGTACACCATAGAATCGCCCACGGCTCCTGCATGTAGGCCATGCCCGTGATCCCGCCAATGGAGATGTGATAGGCGAACTTCGACTGATCGGTGGAATCGTACCGATTCAGGTAGAAGTTGTAGTCCATCGCGAACAGCTTCCGGCCCGCCCGCTGCAGGTAGAGCACGGAGGTGCCCACGAGCTCCGGGGACACCGGGCGACAGCGCCAGTTCGACTGGCGCAGGATCTCCACATTGGCCGGCCCCAAAGGGCTGGTGGAGTAGTTCGCGGCGTCCAAGCCATACTCCCCGCCCTCGGTGCCGATCAGGAGAATGATCGCAGGGGAAAGCCAGGTGACATTGCTCGCATCCGAGCCTGAAACCACCTCATTCAGTGCCGAGTCGGTGGTCTGCTGACCGAAGAAATCCGGCGCGTGACTGGCGTACTGTCCGGGCACCGATCCCCAGACGTTCAACTTGCCGGCCCAGAAAAGCCGGTCCTTGAAGAAGGCGACTGCGCGCGGCCACTCCGTGGTGTTCGACCACGCGCCCAGCTGCCACTCCGTGGACGCGTTGCCGATGATCGTGCCGCCGCTGGAGTACGCCGTGAACGCGGTGGAATCGATGCCGGCGAGGGTCACCTGCGTCAGGCTGGTGGCCCCATTGGTGTAGGGCACCTGATTGACCTGGGTCATACCGACAACCCCGACGATGAACACCGCCTCCCCTGCGGAGAGAGTGTTGGCGGTGGTCACGACCGCCGGATTTGCCTGGCTGATCCCGGTGATGCTGGAACTCGCGCCAACGACGTTCAGCGGGAACGGTGTGAGCACCTTCGCGGTGACGTGCTGCGCGTCGGTATAGGCTGTGATCTTCGCCACTCCATAGCCGGAGTCGGTGTACAGCCACTGCACGCCGCCCTTGCCGTCGAACACGGCTCCCTGCGTGTGCACGGGCGCATTGCCGGCGGAGGTCGCAGAATTCAGCGCCGTGTAGTTGTTGCCGTTGTTGACGCACTGCTGGCCGGCGGTCCAGGGGACATTGAACGTCCAGGGGGTGACATTGAAGGTCTGCGAGCCGATCCGCACCAGGCGGCCCACGTCAGTGGCGACAAAGGCATTCCCGCCGTAGGCCGTGATCGTGATCGTGCCCTGCACCGCGGATACCGCGAGCGCGATCTCGGAGCCTGCGACCAGGGGCAGCGGGTCCGAGTACGGACCATCGGTGGGAGCGTACGGCGCGAATTGCCAGTTCGGCGGTGCGTTGGCAAAACGCGTGAGCGTGTAGGGCGAATACCCGCTCCCCGCAGCCCCGCCAGCGATATACAGCACATCCCCCGACTGCACGATCTGCAGCGTGAACTCCCCGAGAGAGTCCGTGAGGTCCGCCGCCGCGTAGGGGCTGGGAATTTCATAGATCGCGGTCGTCGGCGAACCTTGGTACGGGGTGAGCGGGTACCAGAAAGAGGTATTCGGGGGTGCGTTCCCCGTGGTCGGTGCGATGCAGTAGTAGATGATCCCGCCTTGAAGGGCTAGGTTGCCGAGCACATACGCCGTACCGCCGTTGTACGCGGCCACGCCCGTAGCCAAGAGCGGTCCGTGGTTAGTGTAGAAGCGGACGTACTTGTCTCCGAACTCCAGCACGAACGCCTGGGTCTGGCTGAACTCGAAACGCCGTAGCCAGCTGCGATTGGCCGAATTCTTCACCGGCTGCACGAAAGCGGTTCCCTGGCGGAACGTGGCCGGACCCTGCTTCAGGGCGATGAAGTTCTGCGAGATGTGGGCCGCAATGGCGTACTTCTCCACATCCACGCGCCCCTCCATCTGGGGGGCGAACTCCCCTGCACAGAAGGCCGCGAGCGCCGGGGATGCGCGGCCCACTTACTGCATCCGAGCGGCGACCCACTCGGCCTCGGCGTTCATCTCCGGTGTGTTCTCGAGCGCGTTGGAATTGGATGCCTGGATCAGCGCATCGTTCTTGCGATCCTTCGCGGCGGCTTGCTTGGCATCACTCCCGGTAAGTCGCTCGCAGCACGTCCACGCCAATTCCGCAGCGAAGTAGATGACGAACCACGGATCAAAGAGCGTGGTGTCGGTGACATCCGAGACGTACTTGAGTGATAGCGGCGCCCCGTAATCGCACAGGATGTTGCGACCCTCCACGAGGTAGCCGGCATCGGTGGGACCTAGCCGATAGTCCGACAGGTCCAATCCCGGCCAGGTATCCCCGGCCAGCAGCACGCGTAGACAATCGGTCGGGAGCGCGTATTGCGTCGTGTAGGGACCTGAGACGGGCGCTGTCGAAAGGGAGGGCAGAGAAGCCCGCTTGATCGAAAACCGCCACGTGGCCCGCCCACGCAGCAACGCGCGGCGAATCAGGTCGTATTCGACATTGAGAACGCGCGCCGCGTTGGAGTTGTCCAGCAGGCTCGCAATAGTCGGCTTGCCGAGGATTGCGAGGCACAGATTAGCGACGTCGACCTGGGAGGCCATTTAAGGCCCCACATACGCCCGCGTGAACACCCACACTTTGGCGGCATTGGAAGGCTGGAACGTGAAAGGGGCGAGTTCGTTCAGTATCGGGTAGGCGAAGAAAAACGCCTGATCGAGCGTCACCTGACCGTTGATCACCCAAGGCTGCTGGGCGCCCGCAGAATCCGCCAGCCCCGTGACGGTCAATGTCGTGCCGGTCGTGGCGGTGAGGTCGATGTAGTAGCCCAGGAAGAGCGTATCCCTCGCCACCCCGGCGCTTCCCCCGATCACCCCCGCCTTGCAATTGAGGGCGGACGTTCCTTGGAGCAGCGTGGCGTGCGCGTAGTCAGGAAGGACGAAGCCAGGCATTTACTCCACCACGTTGGTGTCGCGGATCAAGTACTCCTCGAGGATCCGGATCAGCTGCTGGATCTCCCCCTTCTTCGGGGCGCGAGTAGCCGCACCGCCCGTTAAGGGATTGTTGTCCGTGACCGAGGTCGTGGTCTGATCCATGCGGATCTCCACGCTCCCCGAGGAGGGGGCATTCGTGCCGGTGGTCACCGTTTCCAGCGTGCCACCGACACTGATGACGTAGGAGATCGCGGCCACTTACCGCACCCAACTCAGCTGGAAGGCGAAGCCCGCCCCCGTAGTGACCCCGGTGGTTACGGTGGCGACTAGGTGGAACTCATAGAAGGGGTCCTGATCGAAGCCGAGCAACTGCCACACCCGCAGGCCCAAATTTGCAGAGAGCACCGAACCGTTCAAGATCGTGGGCGAGTAGCAGCTGGTCCAGGCCGAGTGCGCCGCCGCAAAGGAGATACCGGTCCCGAAGATCTGATCCGCGCTCGCCACGGCCACCGTGCCCGGAGCGGTGACGGTCGTCACGCCACCGGTCACGGAGACCAAGGACTGCTGGGTGTTGGTGTAGACCCCGAGTTTCACCACCCCGGCGGTCATCGCCTCGTTCTGATATTGGATGTCCTGAATCCTCACCCCTGAAGGGACGAAGGCGAGCTTGTAGGTGGAGTTCGCAGAGTCACCGGTGGCGGTGCTCATCGTGGCGCACAGGATCGTGTCTGAGCCGCCGGCAAGGTAGCCACTCGTCAGGACACGCGGCTGCGCATCGTAGTTGGTGACGATCGTGCTCTTGGTGTTGGTAACAGCCATTTACGTGGTCTCCTAGCGAGCCCAGATCTGGGTGACGCGCTTCTCTTCCAGGCGCGTCGCGCCTGCGGTCATGTAGACATAGGCCTGCCAGGGCTCGGACTGAAGGTCATGCCGCTGGCTGATGTTGGTGGTGATGTCGTTCCAGATCCCGAGGTGCATCCCCTCGCGCTGCCACATGAACACCTTGGTGGAGGTGCCGGACTGGTCATCGGTACCGGTCGACAGGCGCTCGGAGCGCACGAACTGGATACCGAGGAAGCGCTTCACGCGGCCCTCCTCCAGCACCGGCTGGTCGTTGAAGTCCCGGCTGATCACCTGGGCTTCGGCCATCAGGTTGTCCAGCTGGCGAGCTCCGGCGACGCAGACCAGGCCCGAATTCGGATCGCCCGGATCCTCTTCCTCATCCGAGTACGCCTCGTTCTGCATGAGGATGAGCTTCGCCTGGCGCAGCTTCGCGACCGTAAGTCCGGTCGGGGCGGTGGCGCCCTGCTGCACGGAGACGATCTCGGCGGCCGGCAGGGCGATAGCGTTCTGGCCCGTGACGCCGGTCTGCGCGGTGCCCCCGAGCGCTGCGATGATGAGGTCATCGTACTGGCGGTTCGCGGCGTTGTGGGCGTTGTTGACGAACTTGCCCTTGGGATCGATGAGCAGGCGCAGCTTGTCGAAGTTGTCGAACAGCTGCGGCAGGTCGTAATCGGACGGGTAGACCCAGCGCCGGTCGGTCGGCGCGTCCACGCGCTGCATCGGACCATACCGCTGAGTGACCGGCTGCATTGCCACAGCTCCCACCTGCTCCACCGGAGAGGCGGCCTGGCCGACGTACTTGTCCTCGGTGCAGAACTTGCGCAGCCGGGAGGTTTTCTGCTGGACCAGTTCGTTCAGAATCTTGGCGTACTGCTGAACGTAGAACGTGACGATGTTGGTTGACACGGCAAATCCTCGAAAAGTGTTTCGAACTCTTCGAGGGCCGTATCCGTGAGGGGGCGCCTCTGGGCCAGAGAGCTGGCCTTAGCCTGATCGCTTTCGATCCGTCAGCGGGGGCCGTGACCGTGTCCGCTTGAAACGGACGCTAGATGAGGTCGCGGGCACATGCAAGCCCTACGCTTCCAACATTACTGCAGCGGCGGCATTCCGCCTACGATGCGATCGCGCAGTTGATCGAGTTCCCCGCCGGCCTTGGAAATCTCCCGCCACTGAGCATCCTTGATCGTGCCGGCGGCGCGCTCCGTGGTGAGCTGATTGAGACGTGCTTGGGCTTCTGAGGCGCCACCGGTGAACCCGGGCGGATGATCGCCGCCTGCGAATCGGGCCTCTCCATTGCCGGCGCCGATCTTCCACATCGCGGCCATGAACTTCGGGGTGGTGAGAACCGCTTCCAGCGTACGCATCTGAAGATCGTTCAACCCGCCGACTTCCTTGGCCAACCACTCCTTGCCGCGCGCGGCTAAGGCAATGCGCTCCTGGTAGTTCGCGCCCCAGGAGGCTTCTAGCTCCTTCAACCCCAGCTCGCTCTGGGCGTTCTCCTTCGCCTGGATCTGAGCTTCGGTCGCGGCCATCGCCGCTTCATAGCCTTTCTGCAGTCGCGCGGCCATCGCGGCAGGCACTCCCGCCGAATGCAGCTCC